TATTATCATAAGCTTTTCTTTGAATAAAGAAAAATGGAGTTTAAATATTCCACTGGAAAAATTTAATGAATTAAAAAACTAAATTTTAGATAGTGTTTGTAGGTTAGAAATAGATTTAAAGTAGTCTACTAGAGGATCATTTTTGTAATCATTAATAAAATATATATTTTTTATTCCAGATGCACATAACATTTTCATACAATTAACACATGGATAATGAGTAATATATGCATCACAACCATTACTACTTACTCCTCTTTTTGCACAATCAGTTATGGCATTTTGTTCAGCATGAACAGTTGCTTGTTCATGATTATTTACAACTTTAGATTCGTGGGGAGCACCTGGTAAAAATCCATTATATCCTTGAGAGATAATTCTATTATCTTTGACTAAAACACAACCAACTTTTAACCTGTCACATGGAGAACGGGACGAGGTAATTAATGCAAGCTGTTTAAAATATTCTGTCCAGGATGGTCTTTCCATTAAAATAAGGAAAGAAATAAGAATTGTAATATTTCTGTATTATAATGACTTTAAATACTTATGTAAATTGTTTAATAGAAAATGTAGATGAAAATAATTTACCAAAAGAATTAGATTTAGTGTTAGATAGCGGAGCGTTTAATGGAGTATATATGATGGGATCGTTATTTTACCTAAAAGAAATGGAAAGAAGAGAGAAAATAAAAATAAATAGAGTATCAGGAGCAAGTATAGGATCTGTATTAGGTTTATTATTTTTATTAGATAAATTAGATTTAACAATTGACATAGCAATAAAAGGGTACAAGATACTGCGAAAAAGTCAAGATTTGACGAAATTTAAAAATAAATTAAATGAATTAATGGTAAATAATGTAAAGGAAGAGGATTTAGATAAACTAAATGGGCGATTATATATAACTTATTTTGATACTAGTAAAAATAAACAAATATTAAAAAAAACTTATAAAAGTTGTGAAGATGTAAAAAATACGATATTAAAGTCGATGCATGTTCCGTATTTGTTTGATAGAAATATTACAGATAATGAAGGATGTATAGATGGAGCATTTCCATATATATTTAAACAAAAGAAGAGAGAAAATAAAAAAATATTATTTGTAAATCTACAATCATTTGACAAATTTATTAATATGATTTATATTAAAAAGGAAAAAAACATATTTTCACGGGTATTTAATGGAATTTTGGATATTCATAATTTTTTTTTAGAAAATAAACCAACAAAAATGTGTAGCTATGTGAATGAATGGGGAATAAAAGAAATATTATTTTTTAGGTTGAGAGAAATTATATATACAATTATAGTTTATATATTGAGTATAGGATTACAAATAGAAAAATATTTTCCAGAAAGTTGGAAAAAAGAGAAAATCATAATCAAATTTATATCTATTTTTAAAAATATTTGGAGAGATATTTTAATTTATTTGACAATATAATATTTAATATATATATATGAGATCTAAACGGGATACAGAGTTATTAGATTTATTTTATAGCTATTTACATATAGGAGTTGATATAGTTGAAATAATTATTTATATATTAGTAATGTTGGTAATTTTTAGAACAATTTTCCTAGTTATTATTTCTGCAATAAGGGAAAAACAAGTAAATTATAATACAACAAAATTATTAATTAATAATGCTATTTCTATTTGTTTATCTGGAATTGTGTTTGTTGAAATTATGAAGTTATTTTATATAAAATCCTATAAGCAATTAGGGATTATTGCTGGAATAGTGTTAATTAAATTGATATTATTATATTTCGTAAACCAAGAACAAAAAACTGAAGAAAAGCAATTAAAAAGGTGATGATTGAAATGGCCTAGTAATTTTATGAGGAAGTAATCCATTAAACATATAACAATAACATTTACCTTCACCCATATGCCATGAACCAAAATATCCATCTGCACATGAACAGTATCCATTATCTACTTTAGATTGGATAGGGGTTCTAATGCAAAAATCCATAGGATATCCTTGTTCAATACAATTATTATAAGATTCAAATCCTTCTTTTGAAGAATGTCTGGAAGAATTAAATAAAATAATAAAAATAAGTAATAAAAATATAGGAATTAAATTATACTTCATATATTTTATAATTAGAAATTATTAAAATCGAATTAAATTAAATCTCTCGAATTTCTCTCTAATGAGTAATATTTCAAAGAGTTGTATAGTATATTTTTATTTTTCATTACATATGATTCTTTAATTCTAATGATATGACTTTTACAAAATCACTAGTTAGAGAGAAATTAAATAATATTTAAAATTTCAATAATATTTCTCCTTGATTTTCTTTTTTTTTTATTTTCTCTCTTTGGTTTATGTTTCTTAGTTTGTTTTCTGAGAATTTTATTTTCTGTTTTTAATTTTTTATCTTCTTTTTCCATTTGATCTTCAAATGGAACATAACGCAAAAACCAAGATTCAAATTCTTTAGAATTTCTTTGGTTTTTCAATTCCTTATATTTTTGTGCTTTTTCTTCTCTCATTTCCTCTAATGTGTCTTGTTTTCCATAACAATTAATACTAAATCGTCTTAATAAACCTTTTTGTTCTAGACGATTTTTTTGTTGAACATCAAATAAATATTGAGCCATACATAAAATTCGATTTTCGTCGTAATAATCACGATCACTAAAGAAAAAGGCAAAATAAAAACTTAGCATAGTATCAATAGTGGCAACTCTAATACTTTTATTACCTTTTTTAATAACATTATAACTATGACAGGCTAAAGGTTTATAAATAAAGGCTACAGTTTCTTCAATTTTACCAATTTTTACTTTCACCTCAAAATGAGGGGCAATAAGCTCACCTATACCAGGATGTTTGATAATTTTAACACCTTGGAAATTAAAATCCTGTAATCTCTCTTTTAAAATAATAGCAGATTGTTCAGGTTCTTCAGATAAAACATCAAAATCAGGTGATTTTTGAAAAAGTTTTCTAAGTTTACTAGGCATATAAGATGAATAAAGGAAACTAGCATAACCACCGAAAAAGACAAGACCTTGATCAATAAACGCATCTCTTACAGCATAATATAATTGAGATTCGGTATCAGTATCGATTCGTTTTTCAAATTGTCTTTGGAAAAGCTTGGGGTCACAATGTTTACCTTTAAGAGGATAATTTTTATTCAATAAAATAAGTCTTTTTAAAACTTTTTCCCATCTTGATATATCTCCCGCTGGGCGGGAAAGTTCTAAATACATATTCATTCTTAAAAAATTAGGAGGACAATATAAGATGCCATATACTTTTATGCCTTCCTCTTGAACTCTTTTAAAGAGAGGTTTTTCTAAAAAAGTGATATCAGCGACCGGTAAAAAATTCACATAAACCTTATAAGTGCCATGATGAACACCTGATTTGGCTTCAACTTCACTAAATCCTTCCTTATAATAAATATCAGCCAATTCCTTAGCATCCTCTAAAGCATTAGGACTATAAAAGTCATAGTCAGGGATTTCAATATTTTTATCATAAAATTGGTCTTCTAATGGTAAAATATTATTAATAGCTGTGCCTCCATAACAAACAAGTTTTTTTGTCTTTAAAAAATCTTCTAATAGGGAGATAATTCTTTTGACATCTGGGTCACTAGTAACTTGTTTTCCTTTTCTTTTTTCTGCAACATCAACCGCATCTCTTAATATTGCAATTTCCCTTTCTTCTAATGTTAATTTTGGTTTACAAGTAGACATATATAATTATATTAGAAAAATTATATATATAAAAGTTAAACGCTAAAGCTATAATAATCAGTCGCCACTTTTCGTGTTGTATAGGAATTTTCAGGGGCTTGAGGAGTAGGTTTGGGAACAGTCAAAGGAACAAATCTAAGAGGTTCAGGTTTCAAAACAAATGCACTACCAGTGTTATCAAAAAATAAATCATAATATTCCATATTAGAATCGAAATTTTGAAAACTCATTGCTATCCATTGACATCCGTATTTCATAGCAATAGCAGCAGAAAAATTATTATCATTGGGGGATAAGTCAGGTAAACATAAGGTCATTTGTTTTTTATTGTATTCAATAAGTTCTCCAGAATCAGGAGTAAATTTAACATCATAATATCTAGATGCTCGTAAGAAAACAGAATTAGAGGCCATATTTACATATTCTTTTAATTTGGTGGATTCGAAAAGGGGATTAGATTTATCCACACAAATAATAATTTTTCCGACAAATTCTTTAATAGGAACAGCTCCTAAATTATGTCCGGAATATTCATTACTATAAATACTGCTTAATAATTTATCTTCAATATTGTTGTAAATATCATCGGCCATTTGGTTATACATGGGTTCATTTTTACTTTGTATTCTAAAATGTAAAATTAAGGGGTCATTGGGATTAGGACAAGATCCACCACTAAAAGCATAATTATTGATTATTTGTAATGCATCTGGTAAAGCAACATAATTATAAGTTTGTTTAACATGGAAATTATTAGTAGATGAAGTAGCAATAACCGGTTTATCATTAATAGAATATATTTCAAAATCTAAAACTCTAGCTCCTTGTTGGATACATGTTTTTAAAGCACAAGTGCTTACCCAATCATTTTGGAATTGCCCACCGGAACAAGCATTATAAGCAGTTTTAACATAATAATCTCGTAATAAAAATTGGTAGGCTGCATCATTAGGATTAAAGGAAGAAATTTTGGGAAAGGAATTATAAATATTTTGTAAATTGTTGCAATTAGTATTTTTAAGTTGCATTTTATTGTGAATATAAAAACTAATACCAAGAACCAAAATAACAATAATAAAATAAGCACCATATTTAATCACCATGGCTTTATTTTTTTCAATATTGGCTGGGGAAAACATTTTTTTAAAGTTTTGAAGCTTTTGGTCCATTATCTTATAATATTATATGAAAAAATAATTAATAAAAGATAATGTTTTAATTTAATAAAAGATAGCGGATTTGGATTCCACTAAACTAAGTATAGAATCTGTAAAAATACCATTTCCTTTAATACCAATATATTTATTTTGTAGATTAATATTTTGTTTTACATGAACCTCAATATAGCTATGAGGAGCGACAGATATATATAGAACAATAGCAGTATTATTTTTTTGAAAATTTAAAACTCTTAAAGATGCAATAATACCATTATAATGATATACACCTTCATCATCAGAATAACCATAACATCCTGGATAAAATTCATATTTATTCATATCCCAATAGCCATATTTTTTCATCTGTTCTTCGTGTGTTAATTCATAAAAATTCTTTTTTCTAGAGTCAGCATAAATAGAACAATCGTTTTTTTTTAAATGAAGTGAGTTAAAATTAATATTGACAGATTTAGCTTCAAAGTAATGCACCCATTTACGATATGAACTTTGATTATGTGTTAATGTAGCTTTCCAAAATTTATATGGATGATTAGCTTTCATATATGCAATTTGCCAAACTAGTTGCGCATAGGATAATGCATGAGATTTACAAAAACTATATTTTCTTAAACCATTTAATTTATCTAGGATAGTTTTGTCAGCTATTTTTGTCTTAAATTCTTTAATTAATGAAGCATCATTTTTAGCAAATCCTTTTCTATATTTATCAGCAGTATCGTCATCACATTTTAATAAATCACTAATCAATGAAATAGCATCATCATCAAAAACCAATGCATCCTTTATTTCTTGTTTAGTATCTAATTGTTCATATTCATATCTAGCTGATTTTGCAGCAGGACGAATAATAGCTAAACAAATAGCCAAATCTTTTATATTTTCAGGTTGAATTTTCATTAATGCTTTTTTCATAAGTGGTGATTCAGCCAAAGTAATGCCAATATTATTTCCACTTTTGAGAAGCTGAATTGTTTTAATATCCGATAACGATTTTTCAAAATCAATATCTTGATAGTTATGACATTCATATAATTGTGAAAGGGCTCTACTAGATAAAATATCAATTTTAAAATTTTTGTTATTAGCTACATCATGTTTATTTAATGTCACTTGACTAATCGTTTGATGTTTTTTTGATTCTAAAATTAAATCAGACGGAACTCCTTCAGGAAAGAAGATAATACCTCCACAATGTAAAGAATAACATCGGAATGTGTCTTCCAGTTCTTTGGTTTTTTTATTGACCATATTTCTCTCTTCAATAGGTAGTTTTCTGATTTCTAAATCAATGTCGTTTTTAGCAATAAATTTATGTTTACCAATACTTCTTAATGCTTCTCTTGTAGCGGATTTTTTATGATAATGAACATGATTACTAATTCTTGCAACTTGACCAGGCCATCTAAGTTGTAATTTTAAAAATACTTCATCACGGATGAAATGGGGAAAATCAAAATCAATATCAGGTAAAGTAGTGCGGAAAATATTTAAAAATCTAGCAAATTTTACATTATATTTAATAGGGTCTACATGACTGATTCCCAACATATAACATACTAATGAGGAACCACACGAACCTCTAGTAACATGAACAAGGTGATTAGTAATTTCTAATATTTCAATGGCCTGTAATAAATAAGGAGTAAGATTTTTAGAATGAATTAATTGTAATTCATGATGTAATCTATCATGATAAATGGGATCATTAGGAATAGGTTTAATAAATTTTTCTTTAATATGATTAATTGATAATTGATGAGTAGAAATATTAGAAGAAATAGGTAAATTATGAGTAAGAAATAAGGTATTAATATAAATATTTTTAGATTTATGAAAAGAGTATTTCCAAGGAAATATATTTTTATCGATATGTAAATATTCATTCATGCGATCACATATTTTAATAGAACTAGATGCTTTAACATCAATAATAAGACCATATTTTTTGGTATTTGTTTTATCTTTTCTTAATACTCTACCAACACACTGAACAAATGTTTTAGGGTTTCGATTTTCCACTTTATCTAGAAATATACAAGTATCTAGATTGAAAATATCCGAGCCTTCTCTATGTTTACAAGCACAAAATAGAAGAGCATTATTAGGAGCATTGTCAAATTCTTCAAATGAATGAAACTCATGATTGTCATTTTCGACACTAGTATCTGTAGCAATAATAAAATTATGAAAATAAGGATGATTTTTCCATAATTCAGCCATTTCAAAACATAACTCAATCATACCACACCAAATAATAATTTTTTTATATGGCATTTGTTCTAATAAAGTGGGAATATTATCTAATATCAATTGATAGTTAATAGTTTCGTTGGATTTAAACCAAATAATTTTGGGAGGAACAATAACATCATCTAAGAAACTATCATAAATAGAATAATGGCTGAGAATATTTTTATATGGTTCATATTCTAAATTAGGAGTTGCTGAAAACCCAATGGACTTAATAAATGGATATTTATTTAAGAAATGATCATAAAAAGTTCTTGTAGTCGAATTAGAAATACTATGACATTCATCATGAATAATGAAATGAATAGGAATGTTTATTTTTTTATATTTCTCTCCAGAAACAAGATAAGCACGATTAATAATAACTAAAGCAGGTTTATTCCAAAATATACTAGAATTAATACTGTTATGCCATGTGGAACATTTATTATCAACAAAATTTAAAATATGAAAAGTTGTAAATATTTTTTCAAATCCTTTGGCTTTAATCGTTTGTAAATCGAATTGTTCTTGTAAAATAAATTTTTGTTCACATATCCAAAATATATTATGTTTTGGATATTTGATATTATAATCTAATATCATCTGCAGCGCAATCCAAGATTTTCCTGTTCCTGTTGCATGAAAATGCACTCCTGAAGCAAAATCATTTTCATTTGATATATTAATAGCTCTCAATTGGTTTTCGCGTAACATTTATGTAGTATATGGGTATATTTGTAAAAGCAATATGTTTATATCAATTTTATTAATAATAATTGTATATTAACAGTTAAAAGGTAAATAATATTGTATTCTAAATATATAATATGCCAGGTGGATTATTAAATATCGTTGCTTTTGGAAATCAAAATGTATATTTAAATGGGAATCCTTCAAAAACTTTCTTTAAAACAACTTATAAAAAATATACTAATTTTGGTTTACAAAAATTTAGAATAGATTTTGATGGCTTACGAAATTTAAGAATGAGTGAACCTTCTAAGTTTACTTTTAGGGTAAAAAGATATGCGGAATTATTGATGGATACATATTTAGTCGTTCAATTACCTACAATATGGAGTCCAATTTATCCTCCATATGATTGTAGTGGAAGTTGGGTTCCTTATGAATTTAAATGGATAGAAAACTTGGGAACACAAATGATTCAGGAAGTTGAAATCAATGTTGGAGGAAGCACATTGAATAGATTTTCTGGAGAATATTTATTGGCTTTGGTTCAAAGAGATTTTAATAACAGTAAAACGGATTTGTATAATAATATGACCGGAAATACTCCAGTATTAAATGATCCTGGAAATGCGAATGGAAATGTAAATGCTTATCCAAATGCTTACTATACTAATAATCCAGTTGGTCCTGAACCCTCTATTAGGGCAAGAAAATTATACATACCTATAAATTTTTGGTTTACATTAGCTTCTAAAATGGCATTTCCTTTAGTAGCATTACAATATAATGAATTAGAAATTAATATAACTTTAAGACCAGTACAAGAACTAATTCAAATTAGAGATGTTACTGATTCGGAAAATAATTTTCCTTATATACAACCGAATTTTAATATTGCTACTCAACAATTTTATAGATTTTTACAACCTCCTCCCGATATTTCTTTAAATTATACTGATTTTAGAACAAGTTGGAATGCCGATGTTCATTTAATAAGCACATATGCCTTTTTAAGCGAAGAAGAATCAAAAGTATTTGCAGCTAGGGAACAGAAATATTTATTTAAATCTATTTATGAATGGAAATTTTTTAATGTTACAGGTAACCAAAGGGTTAAATTAGACAGCACAATGGGTATGGTGGCTTCATGGATGTATTATTTTAGAAGAAGTGATATAAATTTAAGGAATGAATGGAGTAATTATACAAATTGGGCTTATAATAATATTATTCCTCAACCTGTTACATTAGCAGATGTTTCAGGAAGTTGGAATGTATGTGGATTAACAAATATCGGTCCTAATTACGATTGTCAAACTGGTTATCATAATGGATTATTTATAACAGGAGATTATAATGTTGCTAACCAAAAGAATATTTTACTTGACATGGGTATTTTATTAGACGGGAAATACCGTGAAAACAGAATGGATTCAGGAGTTTATAATTATATTGAAAAATATGTTAGAACATCTGGAAATGCTCCTGATGGATTATATTGTTATAATTTTGCTTTACATACAGATCCATTTGACTTTCAACCTTCAGGTGCCATGAATTTAAGCAAATTTAGAGATATACAATTTGAATTTTCTACTTATGTTCCTCCATTAGATCCTTCAGCTAGTTTTTATACTATTTGTGATCCATCTGGGACAATTGTCGGTGTAAATAAACCTACATGGAGAATTTATAATTATAATTATGATTTAACTATTCATGAAGAGAGATATAATATTATAACTTTTATTGGTGGAAATGCGGGATTAATGTATGCCAGGTAATTATGCTAGTTTACACCTTTGGACATTTAAAACGCCGATTTTTACATAATTAAAATAATATAAAAATAGCAAATTATATTATTTAAAATGCGTTGGGTTTATATATTGCGGTGTGAAGACGATTATTTTTATGTAGGAGAGACAAGTAGATTATATAGAAGATTTTGGGAACATCAAGGAGGAATTGGAGGATTAAATACTTCAACATATTCACCAGAAGAAATAGTTGCTATTTACAAAGTAAATACTATTTGTAAATTTATGGATTATAATGAATATGTAAGCAAAATTATAGATGGTGTTTGGCACGAAAATTATAAGGGATTTAAATTAAGAGATTTTAATGATGAAAATGAAGAATACTATTATGATAATTTATGTGCTGAAAATAATATCGCAGAATGTTTAATGACACATAAAAAAGATGAATGGAATAAAATTAGAGGTGGAAAATATACGAGATTTGATGTTGAATATAAATATCCTGATAATAATTATATAAAAGATTTACCTTTATGTAAATGTGGTTTGCCTTGTGATATTAGAAAAAATGAAGATAAAAATTATTTATATTTTAGATGCGCTAAAAAAAATATGTGGGATAAATTAAGAGAAGAATTTGATATTGATGATGAACCTTGTAATTTTTTTATGGAATATATAAAGGATAAACAACTTAAAAATCAAGAAAAAAATAATTTTGAAGAACGAAGTAAGAGATTAAAAGAATTATTTAAAAAGTCATTTTGGTTAAAAAATATTGAAATAAATGATAGGAATTATCCAAAACAATGCGTTGGTGGTTGTAATAGAACAAGTGAAAGTATAAAATTAACATATTCTAATGAAAAACGCAACTTGTGTTTTGATTGTTTTATTGAAAAAAACGAAGAATTAAAAAATAAATATAATATTGTTAATGAAGAAAAATGCCTATTAAAAATAAAATCGGCGTTTTAAATGTCCAAAGGTGTAAAATGAATTTATAAATAAATTAAAGGTAATTATTTAATTTATTTATGTCAAAAAAATTGATTATTAATAACCATAATAATACAAATCAAAATAACATGAGTCAAATTACTTGTAAGGTTGAAAACGAACATATTAAATTAATTCAAGGCGATTGTTTAATCGCTTTAGAATCTATACCCAACAAATCTATTCAATTGATATGTATTGATCCTCCTTACAATATAGGAAAGGATACCTGGGATAATATTGATAATTATGTAGAATGGTTATTATCTATAATTAAAATATTAGAAACGAAATTAAGAGATAATGGAAGTTTCTTTATGTTTCATAATGAAATGGAAACCATTAGTGAATTGATGGTTGCGATTAGGAAACAAACTAAGTTTGTATATAAACAAATGATTGTTTGGAATAAGAGATTTGAAGAATCAAAGAAAAAAGGATTTATGGATGGATATGTTGTCAAAAATGATATGCACAATTGGAATAAAATGGCTGAATACATTTTATTCTATACCTTTGATAATTCATATAAGCTTAAAGAAGCTAGGACACATCATAAAGTATCGCAAATGACCATCTCTAAAGAAATTGTCAGTAAAACCGGGGGATTAACAGGATGGTATAGTAATCTGGAAACAGGAAAAAATATGCCTACTAGGGAAACCATTAAACCAATAGAAAAACATCTCAAATTAACATATGAAGATATAGTTCCCAAATTTAATAACATGAAAACACATCATAGTGTTTGGAATTATGACATGGCTAAAAGATGCCCTGCTCATATTACTCCAAAACCAATAGATTTATTAATAAACATTATTAATCATACTACCGATGAAGGAGATATGGTATTAGATTGTTTTGCGGGCTCAGGTTCCATGGGGTTTGCATGTTTACAAAGTAATCGAAGATGTATACTAATTGAAAAAGAAGAAAAATATTGTGATTATATTGAAGAAGAATTAAAAAAAACAGTTTAATTTAATTATTAATTTACAAAATCCTATCTATCTAATAAATACTAACTATTGCCTTCAACTCCTCAATCCAGGCATCTTCCGTAAACTTTTTTTCTCCAATTATCAAGTTACCGCGTCTTGTCATCGGTAAAAGATTACATCCCCTAATTGTGATGTAATCGTCACTTCTCGGAATATTATGTCCCATTTGCAGGTCAGTATCACGGATATCAACTCTTACATCTCTTCCCATGTCGGCTACATCTTCTAATCCAAGTTTGTGTCGGGTAATGCAGCAAATAGTATGACCATCTTCATCAAAGATCACTCTCTTAAATGAATCATAATAATTCTTCAAGAAAGCTTTGTGACTTTGCAAATAAGTTTGCCATTCTTCGCTCTTAGCATCTTCATGTAGTTCTTCTTTAACCCCAGGAACAGCTAGAAGAATGACAAGCCAATCAAAAGCCGCTTGGGCTAACAAGAGAGGCGAAGTAGCGTCTTTCAATGGAATAGCACACTTCTTCTTGACTGTTTTGTCGCGAATTTTTTTCGCTTCTGCACCACTTAATACATTGGCATGTAATCTACTTGCTCTGTTTGGGTGAACATAGTCATCATTTCCAGGTGTCGAATAAATGGCAAGATCAATACTAGAGAGCAGTTTCTTTGCTTGATCACTCTTTTTGAAAAGTTGGGTAAATTTATGTTTACACTTACCGGTGTGTCCTTTAGGAAGAACACATAAATGTTTCTGATTTTCCCGGTTGGGGAGTTTAACACTTTCCGAAAGGTAGTGATTGCAACTCTCAGCCTTCCCATTATCAGGTCCATAAGTGGTAACTTGGAGACACATAGACTTCTCATAATGATCTTGTATCTCAGTTGAAATAGGGGACATTGAATCAACCCATTTCTGGTAATCGTGGCAAGACATTTTTAAAAATCTTCTAAGCAGTTTTAATTAATAGAATACCTTGATTTATGAAAATCCACTTCAATTTTAATTAAAGGAATTGGTTTAAAGAAAAATTGATTTAAATAATATAAATTACACTTTATTACATATGGAAATTAAACAAACAAAAGGTTTACATCGAGATACTATTGATAAATATTATACAAAAGATATTGTAGTTGAGTCATGTTTAAACATGTTTAAAAAATATATAGAAATTAATACAGATGATTTGATTGTAGAACCAAGTGCCGGAAATGGGTCATTTATAACAGGTATTAAAGCATTAACAAGTAATTATAAATTTTATGATATAGAACCAGAGAATAAAGAAATAATAAAACAAGATTATTTATTATATGATTATAGTAACATAAAGAAAGCATATAATAAAATACATATAATAGGGAATCCTCCTTTTGGTCGTCAATCATCATTAGCAATAAAATTCA